CTCGTCCCGAAACAGGCAAGACGGGCTTCTACGTATCTCTGGCTACAGCCCCCAACGGCTTCTGTGCACAAGGCGCCGATGTTCACATCATTACCAATGAGGAGCCAGCGGTGCGCACAATGATGCGTGCTATGTCTTCTTATACCGGCTACACAGAGGACCAGCTGTATACTCACCGTTCACAAGCCAAAGGTAAATTCACAGAGATAGCACCGAACCTGCGTATGCTTGATAATGTGGATGCCAGTGTTGAGTGGCTTAACAAGTATTGTGAGCGGCACAAGCCTGACATACTTATCATAGACCAGTTGGATAAGGTGAACGTTAGTGGTACATTTGCACGTACCGATGAAAAGCTACGACAGATTTACTTGAAGTTTCGTGAAGTCTGTAAGCGGCATGATGTATTCGGTATTGGTATAAGTCAGGCATCTGCTGATGCTGAGGGCAAAACGCACGTAACTTATGCTATGATGGAGAACAGTAAGACGGGTAAGGCCGCGGAGGCTGACTTGATTATCGGTATCGGTAAGTCCGATGTAGCCGATAGCAGTGACACACGCCGCTACCTTACCATATCAAAAAACAAACTCACAGGTTTCCACGGCAACATACCGGTTAACCTTGAGGCAACAACGAGTAGGTACACAGCATGATTACTACACTCGACGTTGAAACAATGTTTCAAACTAATCCTGAGACAAAGCGCACTGACCCCTCACCGTTTCACAAGGACAACAAACTTGTGTCCGTGCAATATGCTTTTGGTGATGATAAGCCGGTGTTCCACTGGTTTCACCACGACACAAAGCAGATAGACACACACATACAACACGCCGATGTACAGAATATTCTTGACAACACCACACTCTTAGTTGGTCACAACATTAAGTTTGACCTGGTCTGGCTGTGGGAGTCGGGTTTTACTTACGATGGCGATGTGTATGATACCATGATTGCCGAATACTTGCTACTGCGCTGCCAGAACTGGGGCGTGAGCCTTGCTGACAGCTGTGAGCGCCGTAAGGTTGCACAGAAGAAGGGCGACTTGATTGAGGAGTACATCAAGTCTGGTATTGGCTTTGACAAGATGCCTATGGATACTGTTAAGGAGTACGGCATTGCGGACGTGATATCCACACGTGAGCTATATTTTGCACAACAAGCCCTGTATAGTGCTGACAGAAATGCACCACTCAAAAGGCATTTGAAACTTATGAACAAATTCTTGCCCGTTTTAGCAACATTAGAACAAAACGGTATCAAGATTGATTTTAAAGAACTTCACAAGGTGCGTTCTGATTATCAAGTCGAAAGGCAACAGTTACGTATGCAGTTGGAAGACGTGTGCCATGAGGTTATGGGTGACCGCATAATTAACTTTGCGTCACCGGCACAGCTTAGCGAGTTGATTTACTCACGCCATATTACTGATAAGAAGAAGTGGGCGGAGGCATTTAACATTGGGTTGAATGAAAAGGGCAAGCCGCTGCCACGGCCTCACATGAGCGTCACAAAGTTTGCAGAGACAGTACGCAATCTCACAACGCGTGTTCACAAGACACGTGCTGAGCAATGCACGTATTGCAAGGGGCGGGGTGAATACTACAAGACCAAGGTTGATGGTAACCTGTGGAAGAAGCCTACCAAGTGTAAAGTTTGTGACGGTGCAGGGTTCATGCAGATACCCCTACCTAAAATTGGCGGACTCACAATGAATCCACAGGGTGTCTTGGACATATCTGCCAGTGGCTTTTCCACAGACAAAGTGACATTATTGCGCTTGATGAAGGCCGCTAGAAATAAGGGCAACGTTAATGCTGAGAAGTTTCTTACGTCGTCGGTGCGGCTAAATGCCGTAGATGTCTACTTGTCCAGCTTTGTTGGCGGTATAGCACGTAACGTAAAGCCTAATGGTATCTTGCATCCTAAGTTTAATCAGTGCATAACACGTACCACACGGCTGTCGTCGTCTGACCCCAACTTTCAGAACCAGCCACGCGGGAACACTTTTCCTGTGCGCCGTGTCGTTATCTCACGATTTAACGGCGGTTCTATACTACAGGCCGACTACAGCCAGCTAGAGTTTCGTATTGCCGCACAGATGAGTGGTGATGAACAGATGATAAAAGATATTATGGATGGGGTAGATGTCCACAGATACACAGCATCAGTCATATTTGAAAAGCCAGAAAAAGATGTTACAAAAGATGAGAGAACGGCAGCAAAGGCCCACACCTTTAAGCCCCTCTACGGCGGCACCTCGGGTACGCCAAACGAGATGGCATATTACAAAGCCTTTACTGATAAGTATCCAAAACTGGCTAAATGGCATGAGGACTTACAGACTGAAGCTATTATACATAACAATGTTACTCTGCTCACAGGCCAGCAATTTGCTTTTCCTGATACTAAACGCCTTGCTTCTGGCAATGCATCCAACGCGCCCTCCATCAAGAACTACCCTGTGCAGGGTATGGCTGGTGGTTGCGTGGTGCCGCTCGCGTTGCTTTCGTTACACAATGCACTTAAGGATTCGGGCTGTAAATCTCTTGTTATCAATACAGTTCACGACTCAATAGTGCTGGATGTATTTCCTGGGGAGGATGATGTAGTTGCTAGCATCACGTATGAGGCTATGACTAAGGTTACTAAAACCTTCGAAGAAACATATAATACCAAGTGGCTGGTGCCTCTTGAGGTTGATATCGAGATAGGAAAAAACTGGCTTGATATGGACGACTTTTCATTTGACTACCGACATGCAATGTGATATAAATTGCACTTAACTCAAAAAGGAGAGGTTATGACTTCATTACCTACCGTTGCAAACAACTTATCGTTTGAACAAATTGCTCAACTTATTGGGCAGGAACAGCCACCTAAAAATGGCTCTTCACTTACACTACTGAAGATTAATCGTGACTATGAAGATGACGATGGCAAACCCCTTCCTGCAGGTCATTTCACGATTAACCATGAGGGGGAGAATGTATATGCAAAAACAATTAAGTTTCAGTTGTTTATGCAGCGTTACCAGTACATTCACTATGACCAAGCAGAAGGTGAGTTTGTAGCCAAATCAATTATGGCTCACAATCTTTATCCACAGACTGAGGTGCCAGATACCATTGGCACTATGCGCTGTGGTTCTGTTCCTGCCGCAAAGCGGGACAGTCTGACTGCAGAACAAGCCACTAAACAGAAGGATATTAAATGTTTCCGTATGCTGTTTGGTAAGGTTACGTTCAATGATGCTGTCACAGCTAACGGAGAAAAGCGCGAAGTGGTTGGCGTTCCGGTTCTGTGGAAGGCACGAGGGGCTAACTTTATGCCCATTTCGGTACCATTGGAAGCGCTAACTGCGCAACGTAAGCCATTCTTGTATTATGACTTGGATGTTCTCTTGAAAAAAGAGAAAAATGGTTCCGTAACGTACTATGTTGGCACTTTCTCAGTGGGTGATGGTCCGCTGGACTTTACAGAGGATGACCAACAATTGTTGCAGGATTTCAATAATTATGTTGAATCTGAAAACAAGGACGTAATGAAAGACCACGATAAAGCGTTACGTTCACAAGGTAATATTGTTGACGTAGACTCAGCAGATGTTACTATGGATGATGTCCTTAACGATGACCTGCCGGAGTCAATGGCATCATGAATTCCAATCAAAGCCGCCTTCTTTCGTTCCTTTCAAAGGCGGCTCGTGGGGAGGCAGAGATGTCTCCCCGCACCCTTGACAGGTTTGCACAATACGCACGTGACGCAATGGAGAAGCAATTCACCAAGCGTGACGATGACTTTACATTGCGTATGAGCAACATCGGTAGACCATCTTGCCAGTTGCATCTGCAAGCTAAAGGACTAAAGCCCGAAACACCTACGTATGATTTTAAGATGCGTATGATTATGGGCGACCTTATGGAAGCCGCCATGTTCACATTGATGGAAGCGGCGGGTATTGATATTAAATCAAAGCATACTAAAGTATCGTATGACGCTGATGGCACACCCATTAATGGCGAGTACGATGTAGAACTTGACGATGGTATTTGGGATATAAAGACAGCCTCACCCTTTGCTTTTGAGCATAAATTTAACTCGTCTGATGGCTACAATAAAATCAAAGTTAATGATTCGTTTGGTTATGTAGCGCAGGGCATCGGATACGGAATGGGTGCTGGAAAGCCTTTTAAAGGTTGGATTGCATTGAACAAATCCACTGGAGAAATTGCTTTCACTGAAGCACCTGATAATGAGCCTGAGAAGGAAGAAGTAAATGATAAGATACAGGAATCCATTTCTGCAATCGACACCACTAAGCCGTTTAAACGACAGTTTTCTGATGTTCCAGAATCTTTCTACAAGAAAGAGACCGGAAATCGGGTATTGGGGATTGAATGCTCATGGTGCGACTACAAAAAACATTGCTGGAAGAACCTTGAATTCAGACGACAACTCCCAAGCAAGGGAAAGAACCCAAAGTACGTCTGGTACACCCACATCACCGATGAATGGCGTGACACTGACGCTACAGTATAGGACACCTGATGGCAACGCTACGGCCAAAATCTTCAAAACAAGTGAAGCGGAAGCCTATGACTTCATTACGGAACTCAAAGAAGGCGTCCCGTTCCCCACGCTCTACTGCGAAGGGCAAGTCTGTGCCTTCTCAGCAGAAACAATCCACGAAGTCCGTATCGAAAAAACGGATGTCTCCGAGGTCAGCGAAAGCCAAGGGACGTAAATTACAGAATTGGGTAGCTGAACAGTTACTCGGTATCCTAAAGGGGCTGACTTCACTTGATGTGCGGTCAACCCCTATGGGCGTTAATGGGGTAGATGTACAGATGTCTACCGCAGCTTACAATCAATTTCCATATGATATAGAATGCAAGAATACAGAGCGTATGACAACGCTGTATAATTACTACGAACAGGCTATCAGTCACGACTCCGGTGGAGAACCATTATTGGTAGTTAAGATGAACCACAAGAAGCCTCTGGTCGTTGTAGACGCAGAGCATTTTATAAAGGTAGCTACATGTCAGAAACACAAGAACTGAAATTAAATCCAGGAGATTCTGCACTTATCATTAGGCATGAGCAGGAAGAAAAGGATGGCTTTGGTATTGAGATATATCATCACCCTGACGATAGGTTAAGCGAGGAAGATGTGGTATTCTATGCCCTATTAACTAGGGGTATGGCCTACAGCGCCACCCAAGATGTACAGAGCCTATTGGAGATGGGCGAAGAAAGTTATGGAGACGAAGAGGATATTGTATTAACTCAACATTAAGGAGTCGTATGTGAGACACGTAGACTTATGTAGTGGTATCGGTGGCTTTGCTCTAGGATTTGAGTGGGCTGGACTTTCAACACCTGTAATGTTCTGCGACATAGAGGAGTGGTGTCGGGACATATTAAAGAAGCATTGGAATAATGTACCAATTAAGTCAGATGTAAAGGAACTAGCAAATGACCCAAAACGACTTGTTCCAGACTGTGACATCCTCACAGCTGGATACCCCTGCCAGCCCTTCAGTCAAGCAGGACGCCGCGAAGGCGAAGAGGATGACCGCCACATCTGGCCGTACATCCGCAAAATTGTTGCATCCAAAAGACCCACTTGGGTTGTTTTCGAAAACGTTTATGGTCACGTCAGCTTGGGCCTCGACCAAGTGCTCCTTGACTTGGAAACCGAAGGCTACGCCACAAGGACGTTTATTGTTCCAGCTAGCGGCGTCGGTGCATCGCACAGAAGAGATAGAGTCTGGATTGTGGGCTACACCGAGGACAACGGATGTGACGGGAGGACCGCGGCAACTGGACGAGAAGGGGCGGAGAGTCAGCAAGACGAATCCCAACTTGAAATTTGGGGCGAACTTAGCGGACCAAGTACGGATGTGGCCAACACCGACAACCAGAGATTACAAGGGCGGCTATCAGGGGGGCAGGATACGGAACGGCAAAGTGTCAATGGACACGCTGGACGTAGCAGTGCAACACACAGACAATCAGAGCAAAACTGGTGGGCAGTTGAACCCGACGTGGGTAGAGTGGCTAATGGGGTATCCAAAAGGATGGACAGACTTAAAGGACTAGGCAACGCCATAGTCCCGCAGATTGCACAACAAATTGCTGAATCAATAAAGGTTGTAGAAAATGCCAAGAGATGTTAGGTATAGAATAGAAGCCGATAGCCCTGCAGAGTTGCAGGAATATATAGACAACTACAAGAACACCTACCCAACAATCGCGTATGACACACGCGTGGTCAGTAAAACAGAAGAAGACGGAAAGCACACGGCAATCGTATCACGGTTGTCGTCGTGTGACTAAGGTTTAAAATGCGACACGAAGATTATATGAGGCAAAGAATGTCAGAAGATAATGTTAACCACCCAGCGCATTATAAAACTGAGGGGCTTGAATGTATTGAAGCTATTGAAGCTGCCCTAACTCCAGATGAATACAGGGGGTATTGCAAAGGCAATGCCCTCAAATACACGTGGCGAGAACGCTACAAGGGCAAATCTGTGGAGGATTTGCAGAAGGCTAGGTGGTACCTAGACCGATTGATTGGTGTAATGGAAAATGGCAGCAAGGAAAATTCGGGCTAATATTGTAGTTAATGCAGATATTAATTTAGAAGAATTCAATGTAGACATTGATGAAGTTTCTGATACCGTGAAGGAGTACCTTGACGATTTATTTTATGATGTTGAGGGAATAGTGCCTAGAAGGATACAAGTGAGGACACAATATGAATAACGCACTACCAACAGACTACCAAAATTTTATCGCGTTGTCGCGGTACGCAAGATGGAAAGAAGATGAACAAAGGCGTGAGACATGGGTAGAAACCGTTTCACGCTATTTTGATTATATGGATAGGCATCTGCGTGATAATTACGACTACAACCTTGGTAGTGAGTTACGGGGCGACCTAGAAGAAGCCGTATTGAATCAAGAAATTATGCCTAGTATGCGTGCTCTGATGACCTCTGGTCCTGCCTTAGACCGCTGTCATGTGGGCGGATACAACTGCTCCTACGTGCCCGTAGACAGTCCCAGAGCCTTTGATGAGACTATGTACA